TCCAGCTGTCGCATAACCTTGTCTGTTACCAGCAAGACCACCTGATGCAAAATGACCACGATGTGCCGCATCATCGGTTGCTGTTTTATAATTAACAAGTTTTAATCCATGTGAATTAGTAATAGAATTTGGATGTTGTTTTTCAACATTTTGAGCAATCAAACCAATTTGATAGCTGTCTTCGCCTTTATAACGGAATTTATAAATAGGCTGACCATCAAATGTTCTACCAACTTCCTGAATGTTGTGTTTAAGATTTTTGTCAGAAAGCGATAACAACGATACAGCAGGACCAACTAAAGATAATGGATTGAAACCGCCGCCGCCTCCGCCACCGCCACCGCCATGAGGCTGTAAGGACTCAAATTCTCTTTGATCTGCCCTTGCTTCATCTTCACCATCTTGAAGTACAGAATTAGGAACAATGTTGTCAGCACTTTGATATGGGAGAATTGAAGATTCACCACCATCAGCAAATTTATTACGCATAAATCCGCCACGAGCAGCCAAATCGCCAACGTCACCTAATCCGCCTAAATCGCTTGAAACATCGGAACCAGCATCAGCAACGTCTGTACCAAGATTTGATACATCCAAACCACTGGACAAATCACCTAAACTATTATCACCGCTATCTAAGCTTGCAGTATCAATAGATTTATCTGCACCACCTAAACCATCTCTAGTAGTAGTATTTGCAGCTTCGTCTGGCGTTTTTACTGGGTTAAGGCCAGCCGTTTGGGTAGAACTGCCAATTGTGTTTGCGTTAGGATCATAAGAATAAATATTATTATTATTGCCAGAGGTAACTTTATCTGGCGTTTTAACGGGATTTGCATTAGCTGTTTTACCAACAGTTGTATTTCCAGTATTAGGATTATCTGGAGCAGCTCTATCCGTTGTTTTTGGGGCATTAGGATCAGGAGCTTTCCAATCCTTATACATATCACGGCCCGTTTTAATTGCGCCAATGCCTTTAGAAATATCACCAATAGTGTCAGGCGTATGTTGCTGCGGAGCAGGCGCAGGTTTGAGTGGGCTAAGACCAGATGGTCCTTTTTGCGGGATACTTAAACCATTTTGTTTAAGCATATTCGCATACATCATTTGCTGAATAGCTAAAGGATTACCCAATCCAGCCGTAGGAGTCATCATTCCCATTTGAGCAAGATAAGGTGATACACATGATGAGCAGCTGCCGCCATACGCATAATGCTGACGACCATCGCCACCTGTAACAGCTCCACCCATCCAGTCGCCGATTAAACCGCCTTGGGCAAAATGACCACGTTTTGCGGAATCTTTGGTCGCATCGTCATAATTAACAGTCTTATATCCTCCAGCAAGCCCAACGGCTTTAGGATGTTTGTGCTCAACTTCTTGGGCAATAAGACCAATATGTGTTTTTGGATCGCCTTTATAGTTGTAACGATAAACAGTTTGACCATCGTAAGTTTTACCGACAGGTTCAATGTTTTCCTTTAGACGAGCATCAGACGCAAACGCACCACCAGATGTGCCTGTATTTGTGGTAGAGCCAGATAATGCGCCAGTACCTTCGGCAATATTCGCCAAAAATTGTGTTGTCTGAAAGGGGTAGCCTTGCTTTTGCAAGAACTGATTGTAAAGAGCCGTTTTGCCAGCCTGACAAGTTTGCTGTTGTGCTGTACCAGCAGCCAAAGCAGCCTGACCACCAGTAATAGCGGCGTTCTGTGCAGCAGCCCCAAGACCACCAAGTTGTTGAGCAGCTTGCAATTGACGAGCAGCATTGGCTTGTTGAGCAGCAAGACACACGCCTTGCTGTTGCTGTGCAACGCCTTGAGCCTGTGTATAACCTGCTGATAACAATGGGTTAATTGCGTTAGCATAAGCTAAATTTTGTTGACCCGATAAATTAGCAGCAGCAATTCCAGCACGATCACCACCAAATGCGCCAGAACGGATAGCATTACCCGTTTGCCCAGCCATTTGCTGTGCTTGTTGCTGTTGCAGCAAACGGGATGATGAACCAACAACACACTGAATGTATGGGTTCATATATTTCTGTGTGCAAAGTGCATTAGGATTAATAGCGCCAGCTGCGCCTTGTGTAAGATTTAAAGCAGTTTGGAACGATGGAGCGGCAGCATTTTGGCTACCTACGATGTTGTTAATACCGCTTTGCTGCGTCTGGTTAATACCAGCCACAAAGCCACAGGCAGTCGTGCTGTAGCATTTAAAGGGCGTATTGGGCTGACCAGTGCAAGGATTAATACCAGCAATCTGTTGAGCTTGGGCGTTGACGGCATTATATCGTGCCAATACCTCTGGGGGTATCTGCACAGTTTGTGTACTTGAGCCACCTTTTCCGCCGCCACCCATATTAATGCTCCGTCAGACCTTCGTGGTCGCCAGTTTTGCTGTTATACAGAAAATAGGCTCCAGCAGGATTACCAAAATGCTTTTCGTACAGACGAACTTTAGCCTCAGTGCGTTGGTTGGATAATATACCAATTAACAATGGAATACCCAAATCGTCTGCAACTTTTTTAGAAAAGTCGCATAATTTTCTAGCCCTACCACCCGTTGGGTAATTGCCACCCCGTGAGTTTCTAAAGTCAGGGTCCACGAAAACTGCCTTTTCTTCAAGTACATAGGAATTAGAATACCACATTTGTGTCACTCTTAGCAAAACCCCTGCTTCAAGTTGACCGCCTGGTTTTCCAATAACCCCACAAATTCCTTCCCAAAGATATAAAGCAGGTCTGATCATAGCTTTAACCCGATCCACATCTATATCCGTCATGCCATTTTCTTCCCAAAGCTTTAAAGCCAGACGAATAATTTCGTCCTCATCCTCTGGGGTTGCAATTCGTACTTCTACACCTTTTTTCATGCGCTTCCCTCAATCACGCTTTGGGCCAGGTAGTTTTTTTAGGGTATCAATTGTTTTGGCTCTCATGGCTTTAACCCAATCATCCAAAACTCGATGCCCTGTGTCTAAATCCCCGTCCCCAGCCCATTGGACTTCACGAGGATGCAGAACATATTCCCCACCAGCAGCAACAATTGGAACTGATCCAGTTGATCCGCCGTGGGCTTTATTAGGTAAATCTGCCCCATAGGGAGAAGTTGGCTGGCTATAAGCCGTATCAGCTTGTCCATAAGGAGTGCCGCCAAAAATACGTTTCATTTGCTTAAATCCCGCCATTGTATTTCCTTCACCCATTGAGGAAATAATATCGGCAGGAATAACGTATGACCCTGAAGGAACGTGCATAGGTAAATGATCTGTACGACCAGCTACAGGACTGTGTATTGGCCCCACATGAAGCATTGGACCAGTATAAGTTGTATTAACTTGAGGAGTAGGGCTACCTGAAAAATACCCACCCATATCACGACCCTTACGGGCTATATTTAATGCAGCAGCCACGGCTTGATCTTGAGGATGACCCGAATGAACCATCTCTGCAATATTGCTGCTTATCGTTTGTTGGGATGACCCTTTTTTAAGTGGCATGGCTATTATCCCAAAGCATAAGTTACGTTAATGGATTGACCTGCACCTGGCTTTATAACCAAACCATTTGTGAATATTTGACCAGTTTCAAATACGCCCAATGTTTCTACTGTGGCACAAAGCTGATTAGCCGCCGCAGCATCGGCTATTGTGGCACTATCATAAACTCCACCCACACCCGTTCCAGCAACTACAACAGCATAATTCACCAATCGACCCTTACCTGTAACAACAAGAGTGTTAGCAGTCACAGTAGCAGAAGTTGCTGTTCCTTGAAACTTAATGTTATTAGAAGCGATGTTATTTAAAGCAACAACGCCATTTTTTTGAGTAGTTAGAATATCGGATAATGATGCACTCATTAGTATTTTCCATCGGGTTGATAGCGGTATCGCATATTTCCGATACGCCAGAATGAGCCAATATCACTAGATCCTACCTGAATAGAAACCAATCGACCCCTAAGTCTTGGGCTAACCCATTCGGTTCCCTGAGTTAAATTAAAAGGACCATACGCAACGGGTGTATCGCCTGGGTAATTTGCCACATAAAACGTCAATTGAACGTTTGCCAATGGTGTTTGGTATGTTGCTCCGCCATTTGTGGGAGGTAAAAAATACCCCCACTTCATATCAGGCCATACTTGATCTATGAATGATTGCAAATCACCTTCCTGAATAACAAAATATCCAGTCTGGAAATTGCTAATCATTGGCGATCCGTCAGCATCAGCAGTAGTTTCATGCTGATAAATATAGCCATTGGAATCAGCACCAATTGGTGGGCCAAATACACTCTCGTTGATCCAAGCTGTACGTTGCAATACACCATAATCCCAACAATTAAGAACAACGTTGTACTTAACATAGGCATTTATTTCGCCGCTGTTTCCTTTTGTTGGATAAAACCAAGCAACTTCACCAAATCGGCTATTAACAGCTATGCGAATTTTATCCAAATTGCTTGTATCTAAGTCTTGGAAAATAACGTCCCAAACTGGACATTGAATAGGCTGCACACCACCGCCAGATAACATATAAAACTGTGATTGACCCATCCAATAAACTACGCCCATCATTGACGCAGCAGATTTACGACCAATCAAACCGCAACCAGTACCGATTTCATTAAAGCTATAAACAAAATCAGGGCCAATATATTGCATAGACCAAAGGCCAAGATCAGTCCAGATAAGAGCTTGCTGTGGCCCTTGAATACATTGAACAATTCTTGAACCTTTTGGAATACGATAAGAACCTGCCTGATTGGTAATTTGACCCGCCCAGACAGTATAATTATTAACATCAGTCCAACGAATTAATAACGGGTCAATAATTCCGTTAAATGTTGAACCCCATGCAACAAGCTGGCGTTGAGGCATTGCGACAAAAACACCATTATTGTTTGATGGTGCTTCAGGAATAATATTCGCAACCTGTGTTTGAGCTGTTGGGTCCCATGTAAATATTCCACCGCCTAATGGATTTGAAATAAATACGCTACCCCAATTGTCTAATGTCCAATCAGTTGCTGTTATTGGTGTTCCAGTCTGTGCCGTTTCAGGCACGCCTGTTCCATAACCGCCAACGCCATATCCGCCAACACCATAACCTGTGCTAGTAGCTAATGGGCCGATACCAATGTAGTACAAATAATAAGCGTTTCCGCCATTCATAAATGCGCTAGTCGAACTTGTGGCTAAATTGTTGTTAGTAATGACAAATTTGTTTGCATCAATGACATTAGTCACAAGATAATTGCCAGATATTGTAATACCGCCAATTGTTGTTGGTATTAAATCTGTATAACTGCTGCCAACGCTATAACCATGATCAGGAAGCGTAACTGTAATGTCTGGGCTTCCGCTCACAACTGTATATAGCGGAACTGTGCCAGTATTTGATATGGTTCCAGCAACTGTTTGTGAGCCAGTTGTTGTATTTGCATAAGAAACAGATCCAGCAGATGAAGCGGTTACTTGATAGTAACCATTATAACCAGTTGGTGTTACGCCACTAACTTGTATGTATGATCCAACAGGATAAACATAAGACCCAGAAAAAGTTAATGTTGCAACTGTTCCTGATCCAGATGCGCCAGTCGTTGTATTGGTTGTGCTTGTTGAAAAATAAGCAGGAGATGGATTTCCTAAAACATCGGTAGCTAAAATTTGATAAGCATCAGCAGAAACATAATAACATTGATAAACGCCAAATAATACTAAACCACCAACAGCAATAGGCGTTTCTATAAAAACACTATCGTAGTTACTGATATTGCTGCCAGTTTGAGTAATAGTAATAATATTACTTCCAGCTGTCGTAGAAACATTTACTGCTACTGATGCACTTGTAATTGTTTGCGGTGTTATATTTTGAACAGAACCGCCAGAATTTGGTATTACACCTAATGAATTGGTAGCGCCATAACCTAACCAAGTTTGAGCATTAATATCTTCCCAAGCCCATAATGCCCTGACAGGTGATCCGACTGAAACGGGTATAAATTTTTGCCATCCGCCATACTTTTGAACCAAGCCAAGGCCAGTACGATCAGGAATAAAACGAATAAGCTGGCTATACGATAAAGCTGCTTGGTTAAGGGCTGGTGTTTTGTTTTCATCTACACCTGGTATTAGTTGAAGTGAAGCATGAGGCATTATGGCCCCCGTGTAGGCGTAGCAACAGCTGAAGGTGAAGTAGATGACCAAGCAGATGCTTGGAATTTTTTGCGATACTCCTCCGCAATGGCACGAGCTACCATACTTTGATATTGGCTTTCGTAGCTTTGAGCTTGAGCAGGATCATCTGACATACGACCAAAGTTGCGCTGATATGCAGATACATAAACAAGCGATGCCATAATCAATAAATCTGGCAAATATGTGCTTATGAAGTTTGTGCTTGAACCAGCCTGACTTGAATTTGCAAACTGATATAAAGATGGAAGTCGAATTGTGCCAACAGCCAAAACACTATAATTCTGGTCTGGATAGGGGCCAACTATAAATAATTGAGATGTATTACCTGAAGTTGCCTGATCACCACCATAAACAGCAAAGTATTTAGGGGTTCCTGTAGCACCC